GCAAGACCTAAAGCCGACTCAATGGCCGCACGTTTCGCATACGTAAGTGCGGACTTTCTTCTTTGAGATTGATTCATCTTTCCACCATCATCTAGTTTCTCGTAATAGTACTCTGATTTATATTGACCACCATCGGCATGCTTTATTGTAATGGTTATCATGCTTGTTCTTTCATCGACATTCTTAGTATCGAAATAATATGACAATCCGTACTTCCCTAAAAATGGTTTAATAACGTGGACAATCTCATCAAACGGTGCATAGTTTGAGTTATGTGCCTTTTTAATTTTGTTGATAATAGGGCATTCTCTTTGGAAACCACTAAGGGCCGCATTCAAAGACTTCTCAGCTTGTCTATTCTCAATCCTTTCTTGCATATCAATTAACTTTGAAAGCTTGTCAGGATCGAAATCAGGACGCATGGATAGCTCTAAAATTTGACTCTCCATAGTTACCAGTTGTTTCTCTTCTTGTTTGATTAGATCTAGTTGATCACTCATCTTTTTTCCTTTGGTTAAATTATTTCACTTATAAATACAAAAATATTCACTATAACTTGAATGACTAATGGCACTAAAATTCCTATTAAAATACCTTGTGACCTAAAAATGATCACATCTTCCTTTTCTTTTGGTATTGGATACATTGTTTTGTGAGTACACCTCAAGCCAAGTATTACAATTCCAACAATAATTAACGGATCAATATACATATAAACTCCTATCTACCTATTTGGCTTAAGACATAAAGCAAAAGCACTTGTAACGACAAAACAAAAACAATTAAAACATCCATCAACATGTTAAAATTCCTTATGCTTACCAGACTCAATAGCGTAAACAATTGCATATGCCAGGTATAACGGATCATTCTTTTGACCTAGGATCTTGTCGATTGATCTAATGTTTGGTTCTAAAACAATGCGAGCGACTTCCTTGCACATCTCATAATCGCTACATGTTTTAGTAATCTCTACGCAAGTCCTGTAATCTTTTTCGGATAATATATCCATAATTTTTGCCTTCTTCATAATTTCTCCTATAAAATTTATTTAGATTAGACCTTCATTTATCCATTCACATAAAGCTTCGGCCATATTTTTATTCACTTCTTCATCAATGAGATATTCAAGTTCCATTGAAAACTCTTTATTAAAAAACCTAATGACATCGGTAAGATCTTGTTCACCAGTTTTGTCATAGATCCTTGAGCTACATTCAAGACCTTCATATCCTGGAGTTACATCAAGACATGCCTTAACCACAATTGTTAGGTCAATTGACTCTTCATCTACTTCACGATCATCAACGTATTGTGTTAAAGTATGAGTAAAATTAAATTCGGTATGATGTTTCATGATTTATCCTTTTTTATTTAGTATAAGATTTAAAGCATTGGCGAGGTCCACAGTATCAATCTCAGTTTTAGGTCCAGGAATCGCTACGCTATCCGACTCAATCAATTCCATGATGTATTGTGTCATACTTATTTGTCTATCAATCGCTACTTTCCTGGCTTTTCTCCATACATCTAAAGGCATGTTACGAACTGATACGGTTGCTTTTCTAGTTTCTTGGTTTTTCATATTATCTCCTCTTAAGTTTAGTTATGATTTTTTCAATATCTTCAATAATTTCTTTATCAATGCCGTGTGGTGGACATTCATCGTATTGATCCTCTACACCTCTACGTAACGCATCAAGCAAGACGATTCTTTTATCATTATCAGCATAGTAAACCTGGTCGGCTAACTGACTTTCACAAGTTATCTTTATGTTTCCATCGGCATCCAGGCTAAATAGATCCCTAGTGATAGGTTCACCATTCACATTCTCTATTGTTTTGGTAACAACAATCGATTCTTTATCGTGACACCTTGGAACTTTCCTTAATGTATGATCTACATTGATTCTCCAGGGTGACGTTTGCATGTTAAATGGAACTAATTTTTGGAACTTGAGATCTTTCATACTCATCCTTTGGTTGGTGCATATCATTGATATGTGTTATATTTAAGAAGTATATTATCGCACATACTTGACAAGAGTACAACATTATTTACATATATTTTTCTTAACTTTGAAATTTTTATATGCCAATATATTGTAAATTAAATTTTTTTGGAGTCTAATATTACTATGAGTGATCAGAACGAACTAACACCGCAGCAAGAAAGATTTTGCCATGAGTACATCATAGACCTGAATGCCACTCAGGCGGCTATTAGAGCTTCATACAGCGAAGATACAGCAAGGCAGCAAGGTTCACGCTTGTTGTCAAATGCTAACATCTTAGAATTAGTGTATAAGCTTAATCAGGAAAGAATAAAGGAAGTTAAGATTGATGCTAACTTTGTTCTAGGGGAGCTTCACAAGATAGCAAGTTCAAGTGTAAAGGACATGTTAAATGATGATGGCACTTTTAAAAACATATCTGAGATCCCGGACCACGTAGCAAAAACAATTCAAAATATAGATATAGAAGAAAGAGTTGAAAGAGACAGAGATACCGGAGAAGAGTTAGCGGTTGTCAAAGTAGTTAAGGTCAAACTCTGGAATAAAGACAAGTCGCTTGAAAATTTAGGTAAACATTTAAAGTTATTTACTGATAAGATGGAAGTCGGTATGTCACAAACACTTGAACAGATCATTGGAAACTCTATGAAGGACAAGGAATGAAGTATTTTATCAGGTTAGTATTAGTAATCCCTTTTTTCGTTACACTAACCATTGGATTTATCCTTTTATTTCTCACAGATGATCAGAGAATTGTAGGGCCAATTGATAGAGTCCTGGATTACATGTTATATATATCAGAGTTATCAACACTAAAGGAAGATTAATGACTACAATGGAGCAAGAAACAAACGATATCATAGTGAAACTTTCATATGCAGAACTTGAACAAGTGGTCCAGGACCATGAGACAGTTATCAAAAATGCAGCTATCATGCTAGGTAAACAAAAGAAAATCATAGAAGATCTTAAAAAGCATCTTGAATTTAACCTTAAGATATTGGCAGACATAGAAATTGAGAATATGAAACTCAAGGATGCACAGTGAGTCAAAGAATATCAGGACCTAATGAGCATGTGCCTGGCACAACCGTTGATCACTCAGAGATAACGGCCACAGATGTATTACAAGATGATGGAAGTAACAAGCGATTATTGGATGTAAGAGTCTTAACAGATGGAGCGTTCGGTTCGTATGATACAATCACAGCGACATACCCTACGGCACTAACAGAAGTATATACATACAGCTTGAATGCAGTTGATCTTGGAAACATAACAGTCACATACCAGGACACGGCAAAGAAAATTTTACTTAGCGTGGTGAAGAATGCCCTTTAAGTTCAATCCATTGACAGGAAAGTTAGATCTTGTTGATCCTAATGAGATCAATTTCTCATATATAGACGTTGAACTAGGTAAAGAGTTAACAATTCCAAGCGGACAGCAGATGATAGTGTATGAAGCACTTAACCTGGATGGCGACCTTGTTATTAATGGTGAACTTGTTATCTTTAATGGTAAGGTTTTAAGTAGGATAATAGATACAGATGTAAGCGAGACTATAAATATAGAGGTCTTTGAGGTGGTTAGACAGACAGTATCAGGGATAACCACAAGTTTTAGCTCTGTAAGTAGAGGTTCACAGATAACAGTTACTAATAGAAGTGGTGGTGACAACACTTTAAATATAACAATACAGGGGACAGCTTCACCAACCATAAAAGACAGGGAAAGTTTTTCACTTATATATAACGGGATAGATTATGACTTTACTTAGAGACACCGGAGCAATTTCTATTGGAAATAGTTCGGTTACTCCACTACTTGCCGGAACTACATTCACAGGCACAGGCGAGCAAAACGACTTGCCCCACGTTGGTATTCAATTAAAAACAGATGTAGCCGGAACTTTATACTTTGACTTTTCTAACGATGGTATAAATTGGGATAGTACCTTTCCAGTTTCGGGCTTTGAGGTATCGGCAAACATACCAGAGTTTCATACAGCAGTTAAGCTTGGAAGATACTTCAGACTAAGGTTAGTTAACAATGGCACAGATCAAACATACCTAAGACTAACGACATACTATGGAAATAATTTTGTACCTTCATCAGCTCCACTTAACCAATCCATAGGCAGAGACACAGATGCAATGACAGTAAGACCATCAAGTTTTGTTGATGAAGTTGCAATCGGAAGAAGGGGCGGTGTATCTAACTTTAATAAGTTTGGATATAGAAGCGGTCTAACAAATGCCGGTGGTGAGCAAACAATATGGGCCACAACAACCAATTTCACACCAATGACTACAGCTTCAACTTTCACTATCACATATAACAGCGGCACAGATGGACTAGGCACGACAGGTGCTTTAACTTTATATTTTGTATATATAGATAGTGATGGACTAAAACAAATAGGGACTCACGTATTAGGGAATACAGGATCAGATGTTACAAGTTTTAGTGGTCTTGGAATAAATAGATGTGCATTATCATCATCGGGATCAGCTACTTTTAACACTAACGATATATTAATAACAGAGACTACAGGTGGAACTACTCAAGCAGTAATTCCAGCAGGGCACTCGACTACACAACAAGCTATATTCTTTGTTGACTCTAACAGTGATGCGGTATCACATTTCTTGTGGATCAATTGTAATAAGACAAGTGGTGGTTCATCCCCTAAAGTTCTTATTAAGGGTTATGTTTTCAATAGACAGTTTGAGACTAGATTTGAAGTCTTTAGAAGTACAGTAGATACCGGTGTAGAGAATACGATATCAATATCCGATCCCGTTGGTTTTCCATTATCACCTACAGATGTACTATATTTTGTAGCAGACACAGATACCAATGCCACAGAGTTATCAATAAGAATAAGCTTAAGAGAATATAAAAGAAGTTAGGAGAAACCATGAGCAAGATAACAATTAAGAACGACACCGCACCAACTACTCCAGAAAGTGGTAGTACAGCTTTATATGTAGATTCAACTACAAAGAAACTTCACTCACTAGATGATGCCGGAGTTGATACCGAGTATGGTACAGGTGGCGGTGGTGGTGGTTCTGGTGACGTAGTAGGGCCAGCAGTTGCGACAGATAATGCAGTTGCAAGGTATGACACAGTAACAGGGAAGTTAATTCAGGACTCAGCAGTTATCATTGATGACTCTGGTAATATGAGTGGAGTAGGCACACTTAACACAAGAAACTTAGCGACAGATGCAAGCAAGTTAGACGGTATAGAAGCAAGTGCCACAGCAGATCAGACAGGTGCGGAAATCAAAGTTGCGTATGAATTAGAAGCAAACACCAATGCCTTCACAGATGCGGAGAAAACTTTACTAGGTAATCAGTCAGGGACAAATACAGGCGATCAAACAGATGTCACAGGAAACTCAGGGACTACAGATGCTCTAAACTCAGCGACTACAGTTATCGATGTTTCAGCGGCTACAGCTCCGACCACAGGACAGATACTAACAGCGACATCAGGGACAGCAGCAACGTGGCAAGATCCAGCAGCCGGTGGTAGTACAGTCGAGGTTACTTATTTGAAGGATGTTAAAACCGCTGCTTCTTTTGGTGGTACATTTAATAATGGTGCATGGAGAACTAGAGATCTAAACACTTTAACAGGTGCAACAGGATCAGTCTCATTATCATCTAACCAGATAACTTTAACGGCCGGAACTTATCATATAGAAGCAACAGCACCAGCGGCCAATGTTAATGGCCATCAAACAAGATTTGAAAACATAACAGATACGGTAACAGAAATACTAGGCTCATCGGAATACTCAGGATCAGCTTCCAACGCAGGGACTATGAGTAGATGCACCGGAGTTGTAACAGTTGCATCAACTAAAGTTTATGAGTTTCAGCACAGATGTCAAACAAGTGCCGGATCATTTGGTTATGGATTAAGTGCGAACTTTTCAGTTAATACTATTTACGCACAGGTTAAAATAACTAAGATATCTTAAGGAATAGATGACAGCATACGAGCAAATTAAATACTGGAGAGAAAATCCAGTTGATTTTGTTAGGGATAACTTCCAAGCAGAACCGGACTTGTGGCAAGTAAAAGCCCTGGAATATTTCATTGATGGAGATTACGACATGATGCGTATCTCATTACAAGCATGTGCCGGTCCTGGAAAGTCAGCGGTCCTTTCATGGTGCGGTTGGTTATTCCTTTCATGTTATGGTGAACCTGGTGAACATCCAAAAGGTGCGGCCGTATCAATTACAGCAGACAATCTAAGAGATAATTTATGGGTTGAGCTATCTAAGTGGCAACAAAGATCAGGGTATCTTATAGCAGCTTTTACGTGGACCGCATCTAGGATATATGCCAATGATCATCCTGAAACCTGGTTCATGTCAGCAAGGTCATTCCCACAGTCAGCTAACATGGAGACAATCGGGAAGACATTATCAGGGATACATAGTAAGTATGTCCTTTTTTTAATAGATGAGTCGGGTGATATACCTAATCAGATAGCTAAAGCAGCGGAGCAAGCGGCCGGAGAAACTAAAGGACGTGGTGGTTTTTGTAAAATATTACAAGCTGGAAATCCAATCAGTGTTACAGGAATGCTTTATATGGCATCGACCTCTAAATATTGGAACGTGATAAGAATCACTGGCGATCCTGAAGATCCAGAGAGATCACCACGTATAGACAAAGAGTGGGCACAACAACAAATAGATGAGAATGGCCGTGACGATCCCTGGGTAGCATCATATATACTAGGGCACTTCCCTAAAACAGCAATCAATTCACTGCTATCAATACAAGAAGTAGAGATGGCAATGGAACGAACCATAAAGATCACAGATTATAATTACGCTCAAAAGAGACTAGGCATTGACGTTGCCAGGGGTGGAATGGATGCAACGGTTATCTTTCCTAGACAGGGTTTAGCTGGTTTTAAATATGCCACTATGAGAAAAGCCAACGGTCCAGAGGTAGCCGCACGTATATTGATGGCAAAGAGTAAGTGGAAAAGTGAACTAGAATTTGTTGATGACACCGGTGGTTTTGGTGGATCAGTCGTTGACTCCCTTCAACTATCAGGACAGTCACCTATCCCAATCCACTTCAGTTCTAAAGCTACTGATCCTAGATATTTTAACAAGAGAAGTGAGATGTGGCTAGAAATGGCCGCATGGATAAGAAAAGGTGGTTGTTTACCTAAATGTAACCAGCTTAAAAAAGAACTAACTTCAGTGAACTACTTCATCAAAAATGGTAAGTTCATGCTGGAGTCTAAAGAACAGATCAAGAAACGACTAGGCTTTTCACCAGATATTGCAGATGCATTGGCACTTACATTCGCACATCCAGACATGCCGACAGCAGATAAGTATGCACATTTAAGATCTAACGTATCGAGTTATAATTCAGAGTACGATCCATTCAAGGCTATGAGATGAGAACATATCACCAGATAAATACAGTGGATAGTTTCAATATATTCTTAAAAGAAGCCGAACCTCTATTTAAAGAGAACAATACAGAGCTTGATTTTTTCGGGTTGAACGTGAACTTAGATGTTGATACATACCACAAACTTATATCGATGAATAGGTTAAGAGCGTTTACAATAAGAGAGAATGATGAGCTTATCGGATACTCGACCTTTATAATCCAGAAACACTTGCAACACGTTGATCACTTACAAGCTAACCAGGATGTATTATTTATTTCTAGTAACAAGCGTGGTTATGGTATAAAATTTTTAATATGGTGCGAGAATCAATTGAAAAGAGAAGGTATAAGCTTTATTTTTAGATCAGTGACAAGATTTAATGATTGGAGTTTAATTTTAAAAAGGTTAGAATATTCAGTGATGGATACTATTTATATGAAAGACTTAAGGGAGTAGGTATGAGTTCAGGCGGTGGTGGTAATGTATTTGAAAATATTTATAACGAGATAGGTAAAAAACAAGAAGATATCCTGGGCAAAGACCTTGCTGTCAACAATATGTTTGCAAGGGAAACAAGGGGTGTATATAACGAGCTGGACGGAACTAACGCTAGGAAGAAAAAAGCCGCTGAGAAGGAAGCTAAGAAAGCACAGACTAAACAAATAGCTATGGCCAAAAAGAAACAAGAAGATGAAAAAGCACTTGGCGAAGCAAGATCCGATGCAGAGGGAATGAGAGACTCAGCAATTGGAAGAACAGGAAGTAAGAAGAGAAAGACTGGAAGATCAGGGACTATCTTAACCGACTCACTAGGTGATAACGGTGGTTCAGAAAATCAAGGTAAGAAAAACCTATTAGGATTATAGATATGAATGACAAGGACAAGTCACCAAAAGGGTATAATTATTTATCAAAGCGACAATATTACAATGTCGTAGAGAAGCAACTACGTGAAGACCGTGACTCATTTAGGACATATTGGAGAGATCTTTCAGATTATATCCTTCCTAGACGTTCAAGGTTTTTTATATCAGATGCAAAACGTGGCGATCGTAGGAACTTTAATATTATTGACTCTACAGCTACACTAGCATCTAGAACATTATCAAGTGGTATGATGACGGGTATCACTTCACCAGCAAGATCATGGTTCAATTTAGCTCCAGGATCAGGTGATAAAGCACCTAACACTAATATAAAGAAATACTTCCAGGACACCACAGAAAAGATGAGATCAATCTTTCTTAGAAGTAATTTATATAACGTGCTTCCTACAATATATGGAGACATGGGAACTTTTGGAACGGGTTGTCTTTTCATGGAAGAAGATATGGATGATACGGTTAGGTTTACTGCCTTCCCTATTGGTTCATACATGATAGCTAACGACCATAAAGGAAGAGTTAGAGTGTTTTATAGAGAGTTCCAGATGTCAGTTAGACAGCTTATCGAGAAGTTTGGATCACCTAAGCCTGGTAAAAATGGGATGCAAATAGACTGGAGTAAGTTATCTGAAAATGTAAGATATCAATATGACAGAGGACAACTTGAAAGCATGGTTAATATTGGCCATATGGTTTTACCTAACGATGATCATAGACCGGATAGCTTAGAATCAAAATATAAGAAATTTAGCTCAGTATATTATGAGCAAGGTGCAAGTAATCAGTCTAACCAAAACAATTTATCAGTTGATTATCCAGGTAAGTTCTTAAGTGAAAAAGGCTTTGATTACTTTCCTGTATTAGCACCACGTTGGGAAGTTGTTGGTGAAGATACTTATGGAGTTAATTGTCCTGGTATGATTTGTATTGGTGACGTTAGACAGTTACAATTTGGTGAAAAGAATATAGCTACAGCAATCGATCAAAAAATCAAGCCGGCAATGGTTGGACCTATTGCACTTCAAAACCAAAAGGCATCTATTCTTCCTGGTGATATTACTTACCTGGATGAAAGGGAAGGATCTAAGGGTTTTAGAAGGTTGTTTGAAATAGACTTTGATGCAAGGGAGCTTGAGAATAAGCAGGATCAGATAAGACAGAGAATATCAAGGACTTATTATGAAGATCTTTTCTTGATGTTAGCACAGTCAGATAGACGACAGATCACAGCGAGAGAAATAGAAGAAAGACATGAAGAAAAACTCTTGGCATTAGGGCCAGTTTTAGAGAGAATAAATCAAGACTTATTAGACCCTTTAATTGAAAACACTTTTGCTATAATGGATAAGCAAGACTTATTGCCAGAAATACCAGAGGAACTTAAAGGACAGGACTATAAAGTTGAGTACATATCAATAATGGCACAAGCACAGAGACTTGCTGGTATTGGTAACATTGAAAGGTTTACAGGCTTTGTTGGACAGATGGCACAATACGATCCGACAGCACTTGATAAACTTAACACTGAAGAAACAATTGATTTATACGGGGATTATGTGGGAGTTCCACAAAGTCTTATAACGAGTAAAGAAGAAATGGAAGCGATCAAAGAACAAAGGGCAGCACAGCAGCAAGCAGAGCAACAAGCAATGCAAGCACAGGAAGCAGTTGCGGCCGGCAAAACTTTGAGTGAAACCAAGATGGATGAAGGATCAGCATTGGATGAACTAATGGGGGCAGTAAGTGAATAACTTAGCAGACCCGAAACAAGTTAAAAAAGCAGAGTTGAAAGAAAAAGATTTAAGGAAGCAACAACTTAACGACATTCGCACAGTACTTTCTAGTATTAGTGGACGTAGGTTATTTTGGAGAATACTTGAACATTGCAACACTTTCAACACTGTATTCAATGAGCAACATTCAACCATGAGTTACCTTGCCGGTAAACAAGACTTAGGTCATTTCATTATGTCAGAAATTACACAAGCAGATGAGAATCTACTTTTAAAACTAATGAAAGATAACAAAGGTAAGGAGAACTAATGAGTAAACAAACAGAAATGGAAGTTAAAGAAACGGTGGTTACAGAACCAGCAGAGAATGAAATAAAAGAAACTACAGTTGAGGACAGTCTTTACGGAGCTGAACCTGGGAATGACAAGACAATTGACGAGACAAAAGAAGAAGCCGCAGACAGTGATAAAATCACAGAGTCTAAGGAAGAAACTGAGTCAGGTGACGATGTTAAGGAGTCCGAGGATCTAAAAGAGACAGCACAATATAAGCTGGAGTTAAGTGAGAATAGCCTAATGGACAATTCTTTTTTAGAAGAGATTGAATCTTTTTTAGTTGAGAATAACATATCTGAAGATGTGGCCAAAGGGATGCTTAACAAACAGGAAGAAGTGCTTGCGAAGTGGGTTGAGTCAAAAACTGAAGCTATTGAAGCTGAGAAAGATCAGTGGAGAGATCAGGTTGTAAACGACAAAGTAATGGGTGGAGACAATTTAAAGACTACAGTTGAGAATGCTAAAAGAGTAGTCGGCAAATATGCTTCAGAGGACTTTGTTAATATGCTACGTGAGACAGGTTATGGGGACAATCCGGAATTTGTCAGGTTTGTATCGGCCATTGGAGCTGCCATGAGTGATGATACACTCGTTAGTGGCAAGGAATTTGGTGGCGAAAAAAGAACAGAAGATTATTTTTATGGAAGTAATTAAATTAATTTAAAAACTAAGGAGAGTTTTAAATGGCAACATTATCATCAAACGCATTAACACTTATTGACTTTGCAAAAAGAATCGATCCAGATGGAAAAACACCAAAGATCGTTGAACTACTTGCACAAACAAACGAAATTCTAGACGACATGAAATTCATGGAAGGTAACTTACCTACAGGTCATAGAATCACTGTAAGAACAGGTTTACCACAAGTTTACTGGAGACTTTTAAATCAAGGAGTTCAACCAAGTAAATCACTAGCTGCACAAATTGACGAGCAATGCGGAATGCTAGAAGCATGGAGTGAAGTAGATCAAGAAGTAGCGGAACTTAACGGTAACGTAAACTCTTTTAGATTATCTGAAGCTCAAGCATTCTTAGAAGCAATGAACCAAGAAATGGCTTCAACTTTATTCTATGGGAATAGTTCACTATCACCAGAGGAATTTAACGGCCTTTCAGTTCGTTACTCTGACTTATCAGCTCCTAATGCACAAAACATCGTTAACGGTGGTGGATCAGGATCAGACAATTCATCAGTTTGGTTAATTGTTTGGGGCGAGCAAACTTGTTGCGGTATCTTTCCAAAAGGATCTAAAGCTGGCTTAACTCACGAAGATCTAGGACTTCAAACTATCGAGACTACTAATGGTATCGCTGGTGAAAGAATGAGAGCTTACCAAGATCACTTTAAGTGGAAAACTGGTATTGCACTTAAGGACTGGAGATATGTTGTTCGTATCGCTAACATTGATGTTTCAGATCTTGCTACAGGATCAGCAGCGGATATCGTTAACCTTATGATTAAAGCAACACATAGAATCCCTAACCTTAACATGGGTAAACCATGCTTCTATGCTAACCGTACAGTTGTTCAATACCTAGACATCCAAAGAAGAGATGACATGGTTGGATCAGCACTTGCGTATCAAGAAGTTGATGGTAAGAGAATCCCTCATTTTAGAGGTATCCCTCTTAAGACAGTAGATGCATTACTAGAAACTGAAGCTACAGTAGCTTAATTAAAAACGTATTTATAATACAAGGAGAATTAAAATGATTATAGATAAGCAATTACAATTTTCAGACAGTCAAGCTCTAACAGCTACAGCAGTTAGTACAAATGTTATTGATTCTGGTATCGATGGAAACTTAGGAGTTGGTGAACCAATGGCCGTAGTTATCACTATCGAAGTTGAAGCAGATGACGCTAATGCAGATGAGACTTATTCAGTTGCATTACAATCAGACTCAGATGTTGGATTTGGATCAGCAGTTGAACTTAGTTCAATTTCTATCCCTAGAGGATCAGCAGCAGGATCTAAGTTTGTTTTACCTGTACCAGCAGACAACCGTGGTGATCAGTACTTTAGAGTTAATTATACTCTAGGTGGTACAACTCCTTCGGCTACTGTTTCATGTCACATGATTCCACAATCGTTCATCCAAAATGATTTTTATTTTGCAGATGGATTCACAGTTAGTTAATAAATAGGAGTTAGAATGAAAGTTAAAGCAAAACGTCTTGGATACTATGCAGACATCAGGATCAGAGAGGGACAAAAATTCAGACTTAAAGACTCAAAACATTTCTCAGAGGAATGGATGGAGAAACTAGGTAAGAACGTAAAAGTTGACGAGGTACTTATCCAGGATAAGCCCGAACCAATCCCTAATGTTTTACTAGATGACGCAGATGATGAACAAGATGATGCAGACAGTAATTCGGAAGTTATTTAATTAATAGATCGGGGTGGTTGAAAGACCACTCCTTTCTTTAACTAGGAAACAAAATGGCAAGTAAGACAGAAATAGCAAACATGGCAATCTCACACCTGGGAATAGGTAAGGAAATAGCTAATGTTGATACTGAGAAATCACAAGAAGCAAGGGCTTGTCGTAGTTTTTACGAGAGTGCAAAGAAGATAACTTTATCAGATCTTGACTGGAATTTTGCCAGCACTTTTGCAACACTAGGTTTAGTCGAGGAAGATCCAACTACAGAGTATAGATATTCTTACCAATATCCTACAGATTGTTTGAGACTAAGAAGAATACTATCAGGATCTAGACAGGACACACAACAATCAAGAATACCCTATAGAATAGTAGTAGATGGTGGAACTAGAAAAATATATACAGACCAGGACTCAGCAGTTGTTGAGTACACGACAGATATAACAGATGCATCAATTTTCGATAGTGAGTTTGCAATGGCCCTTTCCTACAGACTGGCCGCTTTTATTTGCTCACGATTGACAGCAGGGGATGACTTTAGAATTAAAGCCGAAATGCTTCAGCACTATCAGATGGAAATTGGTTTTGCTAAAAAGAAAAACATGAACGAAGTACAACACGATCGCCATAATGAATCTGATCTAATCAGATCTAGAGGCGGTGCAAGGGATAGGATCAGTTATGATAGATATGAGTTATGAAGAAATTGAACTAAAAGATTTTAGCACACCTTCAATTAACAAACCTAAGTATCCTCATGGACTTAAGTTGTCACTAGGAAAGGAAGAGTTAAAGAAACTTAACCTGGAAGGTACACCAGCAATTGGCCAGAAATTTAACATGGAAATAGTTGTTGAAGTTGTTGAAGTATCTAGTGAGTTAGAAGGTAGTGATGAAAAATCTCTACGTGTTGAATTACAGGTTAAAGAGATGGAAGTTAAAAAAGATGATACCGATGAAGTTATCAAACAATCAGATAGCTCACAAATAATATACGGGGTATAAGGTTGACAACGCTATCACAAAGAACTTTTTCTAGTGGTGAAGTCTCACCTTCTATTTACTCCAGGGTTGACGTTACAAAGTATGCATCCGGTCTAAGGACTTGTAAAAATTCTATGGTTATGCGTTACGGTGGAGTATCTAACAGACCTGGCACGGAGTTTATTTCTCCAGTCAAGTTCGCAGCATATGATGTCAGGCTTGTACCCTTTATATTCAGTAATGATCAGACTTACATATTAGAGTTTGGACAATACTATTTAAGGATACATAAAAATGGAGTACTTCAAAAAGAAACAGCGAAGGTTATAACCAACACTTTGCAGACAGATCCAGTTATAGTTAGCTCTACAGCACATGGTTATTCCAATGGTGATATAATAGAAATTACTGGAATAGAAGGGATGACAGAGCTTAACAATAAACTCTTCTCAGTTTCAGCGGTTGCAGCAAATAGTTATCAGTTACTAACACCAGATGTACCATATAGTAATATAAACGGTGGACCATTCGGGGCATATGTCAGTGGTGGTGAGTCCAGGAAAGTATATGAACTTCAAACAGTTTATACAGCAGCAGAGGCAAAAGAATTTAAGTATGTTCAAAGTGGTGATGTAGTAACAATTGCACATCCATCACATCCACCTTTAGAGCTTTTAAGACTGGGTGATACCAATTGGACCTTTAACGAGTTAACTTTTGCACCTACAGTTGCAAACCCAACTTCAATAGTGGCCACTGGTGGTAGTGCTGGAACTAATGATTATCGATATGTAGTAACAGCAATTGATGATCAAAATAATGAATCGTTACCAGGACTTAACCTAAACAGCGAATCAATCACAGGTATAACAAATGCTAATCCAGCAGTTGTGACCATATCGGGGACTCACACACTTATCACTGGACAGGCAGTTAAATTAACAGGGTTGTCCAATGGTATAACGGAATTAAATAATAAATTCTTTGTGGTGGATGTAATAACGACAAGTACCTTCTCATTGAGAAACATTGATAGCACAGACTTTGGGGTTTATACAAGTTCAGGGTTGATGCAATATACACCAGCAGAATTACTTTCTAAGGCAGTTCCTACGACTGGATCACCAATCACTATAGGTTGGACAGCTCCAGCAGGTGCAGTTGAGTTTAGAATATACAAAGAATCTTTTGGATCATATGCATTATTTGGAGTAACAACAAACACAAGTTTCTTAGATATTGGCCAAGGAGTTGATGATAGTGTTACGTATCCTTCAGCTAGGTATCCATTCCTGGGAGTGAATAACTATCCAGCAGTTGTTAACTATATCCAGCAAAGACTTTGTTTTGCCAATACAAATAACAACACAGAAAAAATATTCATGTCTAAAACTTCAGACTACAAAAACTTCTCTACATCAAGTCCTGTACAGTCGGATGATTCTATCACTTTTCAAATGACAGGTAGGCAAGTTAACTCAGTTGAAAACCTTTTAGATCTTGGAAGCTTTGTTATTTTAACAAGTGGTGGTGAATGGAATGCGGCCGGAAACGAAGCCGGAGTTGTTGAACCTACAGCAATAAATACAAAACAATATTCTTATAACGGATCAGGTGCTTTGCCACCGATTGTTATTGATGGATCAGCACTATACCAGCAAGCTAGGGGTTCAGTTATACGAGATCTTTCCTTTGACTTTGCAGTTGATGGATATAGAGGGAATGACTTAACAATATTTTCAGCTCACTTGTTTGATAATTTCACAATTACAGACTGGGCATATCAGCAAATACCTAACTCAATACTATGGATCGTAAGATCAGATGGAGCGTTATTAGGTCTTACATATGTAAAGGACCAGCAAATAAGAGCGTGGCATAGACACGATTTAGGTGGAGTATGTGAGAGTGTTGCAGTAGTTCCAGAAGGAAACCAGGACTTCTTATATGTTTCAGTATTAAGAGAAGTTGATGGTAGCGAAGTTAGATACATCGAAAAGCTAAGCACAAGACAGATAAATGATATTAGAGATAATAAGTTCATGGACTCATGCTTAACTTATGATGGAAGAAATACAGATACATCATTATCTCTACAATTATCCGGTGGTGGTTCATGGGTGGCCGGCACTTCACTAACTTTAACATGTACAGGTGGTAACTACTTTACAGCAGATGATGTTGGAAGAGATATTCAGATGTCTATAGTTATTGATCCTACATATACAGAACAAGCGAGAGTAAGGGTAACAGCATACACAAGCCCTACAGTCGTCACAGTAGAGGCCATAGTTGCAGTTCCAATAAGTTTTAAATTCTCAGGTACATCTATTTTTGCCAGAGCTTTAGATACAGTTGGTGGTTTAGAACACTTAGAAGGTGAAAATGTTTCGGTCCTGGGCGATGCCTTTGTTGTTGCGAGTCCTAATAATGATTCGTACACAGACATTACAGTTACAGATGGAATAGTTACACTAGATAATAACTATGCAGTTATACATGTTGGACTTCCTTACTTATCAGATATTGAAACATTGAATATTGACACAGCGAATGGTGAAACTCTTAGTGATAAATATAAGATTGTCAAAGAAGTTAGCCTACATGTTGAAGATACTAGAGGTATTTGGATAGGTGGTAAAGCTCCACTTATTGATCCGAACGTCTTGCTAGATCCGGTTGAAGGTCTTACAGAGGTAAAACTAAGAGAAGATGAAGATCCATCCGAACCTAATGATTTAAAAACTGAAGTAATAAGTGCTATAATCCAATCAGAATGGAATAGTAATGGAAGAATATTTATCAGACAGGTTGATCCAGTTCCAATGGGAATAGGAGCTATATATCCGGCCGGTAAGTTTCCAATCAACTAGGGAGTAGATAATGGGCGTAGAAACAATGGTCGCAATGACCTTAGTTCAAGGTGCAATGAAATACCAACAAGGCAAAAGTAATGCCGATTCTATAAGAAATCAAAATGCCATGAATCAAGAAATGGCACAGTTCCAAAAAGAACAAATGGAAATACAGCAGCAAGAAGTTATCGAGCAAGGTGATAACGAAGCTTCACTAAGACAAAAACAATTAAGACAAATGTTAGGATCACAAAGAGTTGGCTTTGCCGGACAAGGCATTGAACTAGAGGGTGAACTTGGATCTTTACTAGAGAGAGATGCCAGAGAAGCCGCAAAGGGTGATGTTAAGGCAATTAAGAACAATGCATGGAAGAGATCAATGGGAATCGAGATGGATCAAATGGACCTGGAGTTAGATACCAGGTTTAAAACAGTTCAGTCAGAGGCCAAAGCATATGATCAAGAAGTTCAAGGAACTATGGGTCTTGTTAACTCAGCAGTTTCAGCATATGGAATAAATAAACAATACGGCACAAAGAAATAATAAGGAGCATATATGCCTAGAATACCTACGCAAAACGAACCTAGAGTAAGAGAAGAAGTTACCAGAGTTGGTGGTTTTAAAAGTAGACTAGGTGATACGACATCTAGAGTTAACGCTGGTGAGCAATTGGCCGGAGCTGCACTCCAGGTGATGAAGATAAACGAGAATGAGTCTTTAAAAGCTGAAGATATTCAAGCTCAAGAATTTGCAAACAAACTGAGAAAGAAGAAAATAGAACTTACAGTTGATAAAGACAAAGGCTATTTTAGAGAGACAGGTAAGGACGCAGCTAAGAACATGCAGAATTACTATAATGATTACGATAAATTCACACAAGAAGAAATCACAAACTATGGTGGTGGATCAGAGAGACTTAAGCAAAAGCTCCAACTACTTACTAAGAAAAACAGAAATGATCTTTATTCACAATTTTCTTCACATGCAACAAAAGAAATTGAAAGATACGAGGACAATGTTTTTGAATCTACAATCGAGACTTTAACAAGTGAAGCTATTCTTAATCCCAACAAAATAGGGACTAATATCGATGAGATAAAAAGTGCCATTTATGGAACTAAAGATCCCAAAACTGGTGACTTGATAATGGCCGATGGTAAGCCGGTAAACCAGGGACTTGTTGGAAGAAAAGGGCTTGATGAACAAACAGCAAAAAACATGTTTCAGCAAGCAACAACTAAACTACATACTTCAGTTATTACGAACATGCTAAACGCAGACCAGGATCAAATAGCACTTGATTATTTTAACGCAGCGACTAATCCAAAAGTTGACGAGATTGAAGGATCAGCAGCAGTTAAGCTCAAGGCAGCACTTGATAATGCATCGATCAGAGGGCAAGCACAGAGGGCGACAGATACCATTATGGGTGAAGGTCTACCAATGTCAGATGGACTAGCAAAGGCAAGACAGATTGAAGATGCCGAAGTTAGAGATGAGGTAACGAGTCGTGTTAAAAATAGATACAATGAGCAAAAGCAAGTAGAGAGAATTGAGAAAGAAGAAAACTATGAAGCTATTTTCTTACAAGTAGAGAAAACTATGAGCTTAGATGGTTTAGGGATGAGACTAGATAAATTAACGCATCAACAAAGAAATGGGATAAGAAAGTACTTAGAAAAAAAGGCAAGTGGCAAAGACATAGAGACAGATCTTGGAGTGTTTTACCAATTGCAGCAAATGTCAGGTGATAAGCCAACCGCCTTTAAAGATCAAAACCTATTGGAGTATAAGCATAAATTAAATGACTCACACTTTGTAAAGTTATCTACAATTCAAGCCGCACTTAGAAAACCTGGAGCTGGAGAAGAAGCAAGTAAACTGTTGGACGGTATCCAAACTAAAAACAATATTGTTAACGGTGGACTTAAGGGCATGGGAATTAATTATAGTGGGAAAGTTTCTCAACAAGAAGCAGAAAAAGCAATATCTTTTAGGAAAAAAGTTGATGAGCTTATTACTGAAAAACAACTTGAAAAGGGACGTAAAGTATTAAACAATGAAGTACAAGAAATAGTAGATAATCTGAGAGTCAAGTTGGTTATTGACAAAGATTACTTAAGTCCGGATGATACAAAATTTGCCTTTGAACTTAATCAGGAAGATATAGATCAGATGGAGTATGAAGAAATATCTAAAGATGACGTTGAAAAAATAAAGGAATCGTTCAAAAGAAAAAAAGGCATAAATGATCCTACAGAAAAGCAGATCTTTGAAGCTTATATCAAGAACTTAAATAAAAAGTTGGGAAGGAAATAGAATGGAAGATAACGGTTATAACGAGTATGATGAAGTAATAACTGGAAACGAACCAGAACAACAAGAAGGGCCAGTCAATGAATATGATGATGTAGTCGATGGCATGTTAGGTGATCAGAAAAACGTGGTCAAAGAAACGATAAAGCTTGCATCAACTAAAGATCCTTTAAGAAGTAAAGACGTATTTAATATATCTAAAAAGAATAACCTTCCATCTAATATTGTAGATAAAAACCTAGACCAATTTAAAGCCAAAGAAAAGGAAGACTCTTTTCAGTATGATGAACTATTGAAGATTAATCCAGGTTTATCAAAGTGGTTAGAAAATCCAGATCACGCAGCAATCGCACAGAAAGAAATAGAACCACTTAAGAGAGTTGAAAGGGCCGCATTTAAAATAAGAAAAAATAAGAAAGATGAAAGGTTCACAAAACAATTAGACTCAGCACTTTATACAGGTTGGAATCAGTTAAATACTTCAGCTCAATTTGTTATGTCAGCATATGGGGTTGGAAATAATAAAGATATAGCACAGAACATATCAAGCAATGCTAAGAGAGCACAAGAGTTAAAAGGTCAAAAGCCAGAGTTTTCAAAAGAGTTCGACAAAGAAATGGCAAGTGATGTTAAAGATATTGATGAAGCCTTTGAACAATTTAAAGGATCATATGAAGAGTTAAGGAAAGGTAACATTATTGATGCCTTAACAGACTTTGCGGCCGGTGGAGCTAAGACAGTTGGTGAAACACTAGAGCTAGTTGGATCAGCAGTTATAAGACCGAAAGGACTTGTCTATTCATCTACAGAGTCATTGGCCAATTCTTTTCCTTCTATAATCACTGGTTTCGCTGGTATGAAGGCAGGGGCAATTGCAGGATCAGTTGTGCCAGTAAAGGGTACAGCTATTGGTGGAGCGATTGGTTTTGGAGTTGGAACTTTTGCAGGATCAGTCTTAACAGAGATCGGTGGAGCAATATCAGAGGATCTTGCGGAGCGTGGGGTTGATTTAACAGATCCAATTGCAGTTGAGAAGATGCTTAATAACAAAGAGTATATGCAGACAGTCATAGAAAGGGCACAAAGAAAGGGTATCGGTACAGCAGCGGTTGACGGCATATTTAACATGTTCGCTGGTAAGGCATTAGCTGGAGTTAAGAAGGCAGCAAAAGAAACTGGAAAAGCAGTTGGAAAAACGGCCCTTGTAAAAGCTGGAACTAAAGATGTAATTGCAGATATGGCCGGAGAAGGTATCGGTGAATTTGTAGGTCAAGTTGCAAAAGAGAAAAGCCTGAAAGGTGTATCAATCGGTCAAGCAATCCAGGAAGGGACGACTTCACTAGGTAGTTCAATAAACGATGTTGCCATTGGTGCAGCGAGCAAAATAAGACAAGAATTTATAGACGATCCAATTAAGTCAGCAGAGGACGTTGTTAATGATGCTCAGAATGCCATAGAATCGATCCAGGAAATACAAGCGGTCAATGACTTAAGTATTGCTATAAAAGAAGCTAAGAACACAAGTGAAGCTCAAGACGCTATAAGAAACTTAGTAGAGAGTGCTAATGATGAAGGTGAATCAAGTTCGGTTTATTTCCAGGTGGATGATTTTAATAATTTCTGGAACTCAAAAGGTGAAAGTCCACTAGCTAAGGCATACGAGATCAGTGACGAAGTTGGAAAATCATATGCAGAGGCGAGTGCCCTTGGATCAGATATTGAGATTCCAATTGGTGACTATGCTGAAACAATTGCAAAGACAGATGACGCAGATGGTCTTTTAAATTCAGTTAAAACTAGATCAGATGGCATGAACTTAAATCAAGCAAATAAAACCATGAATGAGTTGCCATCGGTTATGAAACAATTATCCGAACAAGTAGCAAAATTGCAGGATGATGAGTTTATTCAATCAGCAAAAGAAGTAAAATCTAGAGTTAAAGATCAATTAAAATTAGCTGGAATGAATGACAAAGATGCGGAGCTACAAGCTAACCTATATGAAGGAAGAATCAAGACCAGAGCAATACTCAGAGGTAAAGATCCTTTAGAGCTATTCAGGGAGCAAAACCTTGAGATCAGAAAGACAGGGCAGCAAGTAGTTAGAGATAACACTACATATGACGAGATCCTGAAAAACAAGAAACTAAAAGAAGAGAATAATAAGAAAGCCGGCATCAAAGAATTAAAGGTTGAGCAATTACAAGGTGAAGCTTTAACTTTAGCAGAACAGGCCATTGATACTGAAGTCGAACAGATGATATATGAGATATCACAATCAGAAAAAGGTAACAAGATCTTTACTGAAGCGGAGACAGGTGGAGCACCAATTGTTGATATGCAACAAAGTACTTTCCCTAAATGGTACAGAGAAGTTCAAGCCAAGAACAAGCAATCTTTTGGCAAGACAGCACTATCTAAAAAAGGTGCAGTTTATAAGAGAATCAGAACAGTAGCAATTGAAAGACTTAAAAACGGTTATGAGAATATACACTCAGGACAAGTTGAACCAGATCAGACATTCAAGGCATTACTAGGCATTCAAGAAGATAAGGCCAGCGATTTTGATTTATTTCAATCAGCATACCACGGGACTAAAGAAGACTTTAAGACCTTTGATTTTGATAAAGCAGAAAACACAAGACATGGTTATGGTGTATATTTTGCTGCAAACAAAGCCATAGCAGACATGTACAGAAAGATGAGAGTAGCGAGAAGTCCACAGAAAGTTGGCGATCGCAAGTCAATGGACCAGGTTAAGGATACTGAAGGCACAGTTAAAGAAGTTGATTTAAACGTGGAAAATTTACCTATTCTTGATTTAGATAAAAAAATTAGTGAACAGGGTGATATAATAAAGGAAATTGCAAAGTCATATAAAGGTGTAAAGACTGGTAACGAATTATATAAAGCAGTTTCTAAAGAGTTGGGTGGTGACAAGGAAGCATCTCAATTCCTGGACAGTAAGGGAATATATGGAGCAACACTTGTAACACCAGACAAGTTTATAAAAGAAACCTTTGGTGACTCAGAAAGGTACTTTATTGCATACTCAGATAAACTAATTAACAAGGACAATAACAATGAAGGAAGAGAAACTGGACAAAGAGAGAATGAACTTGCGATTCCAGAGATCACAACAGAGCTTGAGGGAAAACCAAAAGGCATCAAACACAACCAAGAAGCAAGACAAGTCGCAAGAGAATACCTCAAAGAAGCAGGAATTGAAGAAAGACAACAATCAGAATATGTAAAAGTGAATGTTCAAAGAGCTAAAAGAATATCAAAAGCCTTTGAAGAGATGAAGCATGATCCTGAAAACCAGGAAGTAAAAGAAGCATACCAGGCCATGATCGATGAGACTTTGGCACAATACCAGTCAATCAAAAATACCGGACTTAAAATTGAAATGATTACAGCAGATATGGAAAATCCGTATCCTAATGGATCACAAGATATGTTCAAAGATCTAGACAATGGCCACTTGTGGTTTTTCCCGACAGAGCAAGGTTTTGGATCAAGTGATCAAGTCCAGGATAATCCATTGTTACAACAAACAGATGAGTCAATAGACGGTTATCAATTAGCTGCAAATGATCTTTTTAGAATAGTTCACGATTACTTTGGACATTACAAAGAAGGATCTAGTTTTGGTCCTAGAGGCGAAGAGAATGCATGGCAATCTCACGTTAGGATGTACTCACCTAAAGCGGCCAGAGCAATGACAACGGAAACCAGAGGGCAAAACTCATGGGTTAACTATGGTCCTAAAGGAAAAGAGAATAGAGAAAATCCAGCTAACACTACTTTTGCAGATCAAAAAGTTGGGCTACTTCCTGAGTGGGTTCTTATTGAAGGTCAATCAAGTGATGCAGACAAAGCAGTTCCAGGAGAAAAAACAAAAGAAGAAATAAAAGACTTGTTCGTTACACATAACTTAAGCGAGAGAAATTTAAAACATGCACTTAAAGTTGGTGGACTCGCAGTTCCATCGTTAGCAGTTACAAAGAAAGGTAAGTCACTAGAGAACTTTGGAGAGATATCACTAATAGCAAGACCGGACATGTTAGAAACAAAGGGAGCTAAGACATTCAATGCAGATGTTTATAGCCCTAGATATCCATCAATAGATTACACAATACCTAAAGCTGGAAGAAAAAAATATGAAGATATAGTTGGTAGTATAAATGAAGAGATCTTTAACGACAGTACAGATTATAATAAAATAGAGGGAAGTGGATTAAGAGCATTACAGGAAGATAAAGCTTTGATGTATGCATTCCTTGAAAGTAAAGGTATTGATCCAATTGTTGCATATGAATCAATTGAACCTGAAAAAGTTGAAGCGTATAGAGAAGCTGGTTTTGAAAAATTCTTTGGTGGACAGGGAATGCTTGACGCTCAAAATAAGGAGTTCGTAAAGCTAGTCAAAGAGTTTCATATAAATGAGCTAGGCAACAAAGTTGATCAGGAAGATATCTCAGATATCCAGGAAGCACTAGATGATCCTAGAGGTCATTATCTTGATAGAGTTTTATATTCAGTTAAAGAAGATATGGGACTTATCAATGATACACAGGAAATAGATAAGAGAGAAACCGAAACTAATATTAAAAAACAAATATTCGATGATCCAACACTCACTGAAGAGTTCGACCAATATGCCTCAGATGTATATGATACACTGGATATAAAAGAAAAGGTCTTCAAAGATACCAATCCGAACACTGGAGCAATTAGATACATTCCTCATACATTAGATAATGTAGTTAAGTTGATGAAGAAATCACTAAGAGATGGTGAGAATTTCAATTATGGAGTTGGTAGCATTAGATCAAAAGTTGCAAAGCAATTTAAGTCTATAGAGGAAATGGGAAAAGACAGGGACAAGGTTGTTTCCAAGGAAGAGTTCGAGGCTATCAAAGAAGAGATCGATAGAGAATTTGGTGACCTGTTTGATAAAGTACAAGCTGAAGTTAAGCACTATGATGGTTGGGGTTCACTTGATTTATTCTCTGAACACTTAAAAGAAGTTGCCGAAACAAATATCAATTCACTGGACCAATACTATAACTTATCAGATGAAACGAAACAAGAAGTCGTGGACTTCCTGGACAAGCTTAAGAATATGGAGACAGAATACTTTGAGTCTAAAGTTCAAAGGGCAGTAGATATAGACGAGTTCCAAGCTGCAATCATTCCAGAAAATACAAGTGACGAAACTAAAAAGATACTTAAAGGCTTAGGTTTAGATATCGTAGAATATAACGATGATAATAGACAGGAAGTTACTGAGAATTATACAGACTCACAAGCAGAAAAGATTTTATTCCAAGGTGGCAAACAAGATCCTAAGGGCCAGATAAGTGTAGGTAAAGACTTTTTTAGAATCGACTTATTAGCAAAAGCAGATCCTTCAACATTCCTACATGAAACAGGACATTTATTCCTGGAAGAGATGAGGGAAGACTACAACTTTATAGTTGCTCAAGGAAGTAATAGGACCGAAGTACAGCAGAAGTTTATGGAAGATGTTAGTGCTATTCTAACTCATTTAGGAGTTGAATCATTTAACGCTATTGAAACAAAACACCATGAGTTATTTGCAAGAACTTTTGAGTCCTATCTTATGGAAGGTAAAGCACCGACCAAGGAACTACAAACAGCATTCTCCAGGTTTAGAGCGTGGTTGATAACTGTATATAGAGAGATCAAAAACTTAAATGCACCTTTAACAGATGAAGTTAGAGGTCTTATGGACAGAATGCTTGCCACTGAAGATGAGATAAATGCAGCAATTAAAGAACAGGGAATTAAGAGTCTCATAACTAAAGAGATGGAAAGTAAAGTTGATAAAAATAAACTTAAGACATACCAGGAATTAAGAGACTTGTTTAGCAAGGAAGCTAAAGATAAAATGAGTATTAACCTTGCGAAGTCATGGAAGAAAGAGCAAGAGTTATTTACAAGCCAAAAAGGTAAAGAGATAAAAGCTCAAGTTGAAGAAGAGTTATTGTCAGACGGTGTATACAAAGCATTAGATATTTTTAAAAATGGAACGATAGACGGTGAACCAATAAGAATGAACAAGGGTGATCTTGTTAACTTATTTGGAGCTGAAGTTGTAAAGAAGTTACCTAACACAATGTACACAACAAACGGTGGAATGCTCCCTAGTGTAGTGGCAAGCATCATGGGATTTTCCGATGTAGGTAAAATGGTCAATGGCATAGCCGAAGCACCACCGCTTAGCAAGGCAGTAAAAGCAATCTCTGAAGATAGGATGAGACAAGAAAACCAGGATCTATTGTTAACAGATGACAGGATAGAAGGACTTGCGAAAAGATTCATCCATAGTGATAAAAGATCAGAGCTATTAAAAATGGAACTTTCTTTGTTATCAGACATTGAACAGGCGAACCTAAAAGAAGGCACAAGAAAAACAGTTAGACGTATCCCTTCTAATGAGAAAATTAAAAAGGAAGCTAATACAATATTAAGTGCTATGCAGATGAAAAAAATCAGACCGTACTTATATCAAAGAGCTGAAGTAAGGGAAGCAAGGAAAGTTGAAGAGTTTATAAGTAAGGGCCAGTGGGCCGAAGCCTTTGATGCAAAGCAAAGAGAGCTTCTAAGCCATGAGCTTTATAGATCAGCTTCAGACATAAAAGAAAAACAAAATAAACAACTAAAGAAATTTAAGAAGCTTAATCAAGCAGACACAAAACTTTCTAAAACTAGAGATATGACTTTCATCAATGCAGCAAGGGCAATACTTTCTAAATTTGACCTGGCATCTAAACCAGAGGTTGTTATGGCCAACCTGGATATGATCAGAAAATATGATCCGGATGTTCACGCAATGGTTACAAGTATTATAGAGTCAGTAGATATTGAAAACCAAAGTTACAAAGAACTAACACTTGAACAATTCACAGAGATAAATGATATCTTTGATACATTGTGGGACTTATCTAAGACAAGCAAGCAGATGGATATCGATGGAAAGAAAGTTGATATTCAAAAAGTTGTTGAACAGATGAATGAGTCGGCAAGTCGCTTCATAAAAGAAGTTCCGAAGCGAAAGTATGAAAAGAAAAAAGATAAGTTTACTAAGATCAAAGAAGAAATAATGAGTCAAGTTTCTAAGATGAGAAGACTTGAGCATTGGATCGAACTTATGGATATGGGTGACATTGGTGGTATCTTTAGAAAGGCTATTTTTACACCACTATCAGAGGCTACAGACAGATACTTTGAAGATCGTGATATCTATACAAAGAAAATGATTGACGCATCAGAGAGACTTAAAGAGAAAGTTCCAGGTATAGAAGATCCTAAAGCAATTCAATCGGATGAGTTGGGTTATGAGTTTGAAAATGTAGGCGAGATAATAGGGGCATTGATTCACACAGGAAACGACTCTAACTTTAAGAAGCTTTTAATCGGGAGAGAGTGGGGGACACTAAATGATGACAAAACTTTAAACACCGCTAAGTGGGATAAGTTTATTCAGAGGATGTATGCAGAGGGAATCATATCAGATGATCATATGGACTTTGTTCAAGAAATTTGGGACATAACTGAAGAGATAAAGCCAATGGTTCAAAAGGCACATAAAGAAGTTTATGGCCATTACTTCAGCGAGATCACAACAAATGAAATCACAATGCCTAGTGGTAAGAAATATAAAGGTGGTTATGCTCCAGCTAAAGTTGATTACGATGTTGTGCCGGATGCTGGTAAGAGAGATACATTACAGGACATAGTAGAGGGTAGCCCTAGCTTTTCTCTTCCTGGAGCTGGTGGAAATGGTTTTGGTAAAAGCAGGGTTGAGAACTACAACAAAGCTCTAAACCTAAATATAGATCTTATCACAAGACACATTGACGAGGTTATAAGATTTGCACATGTAAAGCCAGCAGTTACGAGTGCAGCAAAACTTGTAAACAGTAATAGCTTTAAAGAGATGATGAATAAAATTGATCCATCTTTAATAGATAATATGATTATTCCAGCAATCATAAGGGCCGATAAAAATAAAACTACAGATGTGCCGACAACCAGGATGGGCCTGGCCATGAAGATTGGTGGTAGCATTAGGAAAAATGTAAGTGCTGCTTTATTTTTTGGACATATCAGAAATACAGTAGAGCAATTAGGAAATATGGCCGTTGCAATTTCTAAGGATGGAATAGATGCAAAAGATTTAGCTCACGGTGCGATGTCTCTTCTTAAGGATAGAAAGAAAACTAGAGAAGCTATATATGAGAAGTCCACTTTCATGCGAAAGAAAGTTAACATGGAAATCTTTGATAATAACAAAAGAATAAATAACTTATTTAAAGAACAGAATAAGATCTTAACTATGAGAGATTTTGCTCAAGATAATGCCTATATTACTCAGAATGCTTTGCAAACATTCCAGGACGAGGTTATTTGGATAGGTGCATATGATAGGGCAGTTGCGAGTGGGAAGAGTGAGTCGGACTCAGTTAGATTAGCAGACTCAATTATAAGAACAACACAAAATGGAAACAGACCTTTGGACATATCAAACCTGGAAGGAAATCCAATGTTAAAAATGATCCAGATGTTTATGGGATTTTTTAACAATATGGCCAATGTGAATGCCACAAATATGCAAAAGATATACTACTCAGATCTAAGTGCAAAAGAAAAGACAGGTAAAGCTTTATATGCATACTTAACCGGATACGCATCAATAGCAATCGTGAGTGCTGCGTTGAGGAAAGTCGCTGCGGGTGGTTTAGATGAAGATGAAGATGATATGTATATGGATGACCTATACGATGTTTTCATTGCTTCACAAGCAGAGCTATTTCTAGGTATGCTCCCGTTAATTGGACCAGCAATTCAAGCCGGTATGAATAGGGGTAACGAAAAATTCTACGATGACAAGATAGGTGCATCACCAGTCCTTGAGGCCGTTGCTAGTGTAGCCGACTATGCAATACCAGACTTTGGAAGTGACAAAGATATAACGGAGCGTGTTAAGTCTAGAGAGTTATTGACAGTGATAAGTGTTGTCACAGGTTTTCCGGTAGCTCCATTGTCTAAACCTTTTAGATATGTCATGGCAGTTGAGAGTGGTGAAGCACAACCGACAGGACCAATTGACTATACTAGAGGATTAGTGACAGGTAAAAAAGGTGTAAAGTAGTTTTATAAAAGGTAAAAACATAATAGAATATATTAAAACAATAAGGGGAATACTTTGACAATATCATCACTAACGAACAGGAATGACTACACTGGCACAGATGCCACAGGTACTTATAACTATACATATAAAATATTTGATGAAGATGATTTAACTTTAGTTGTTAAAGAGATATCAACATCAATCGAGACTGAGTTAATAATAGCTACAGATTACACAGTAGCAAATGTTGGAAATTCATCGGGCGGCACTATCACTTTAGTTGATAATAGTCAGGCATGGATAGGAACTTCTAACAATTTAGACAGTACATATAAGTTAACAATCAAAAGAATAGCAGATCTTCAACAAGAAACTGATATCAGAAATCAAGGTCAATATTTTCCAGAGGTCATTGAAGATGTTTTTGATAGAACAGTTATGATCAGTCAACAACAACAAGCAATGATAGACGCAAGCATAAAGTTACCAACCACAGTTTTATCAGCAGACTTTGACACAACTTTACCAGTTGATTTAGCTGGCACAGCAGATGCAACAATAGCAGTTAACGGCACTGGAGATGGTTTTGTAGTAGGGCCTTCAGCTTCACAAATAACAGCAGCAAGTGGTAACGCAGTAGCGGCCGCAGCTTCAGCAGCAGCAGCACTTGTAAGTGAGAATAATGCGGCAGCAGCAGAGGCAGCAGCAATAGCAGCAGCGGCTACAACCGGCATTCCATTTATAAAAACAGTTCAGAGCGTTTCTAGTGGTGGACAAGTAGTTTTAGAAGCAGATGAAAACATACAATTTTGTAGAGTAGCCGGCAACGCTGGCACACAAACAGCAAGCACAACTCCCTTTAGCACTACTCCAGGAAATAACATTCTTGTTTCTTTAATAGGCACAGACAATATAAATCAACTAGAAATAACAAATAATGATATAACTGGTGGTTGTCTAATAAACGGAGCAAGTGTATTTTTGGGTAACAATGATATAATCAATTTTTTATATGACGCAACAGAAGATCGTTATATTGAAACATCAAGGAATTTTTAATATGAATTATAAGAAATTATTAGCACTTATTTTAACGCTTGTTTCCTTTTATGCCATTGCGATAGACAGTAGTCAGACAAATGTGAAACTAACAAGTATAAGCACACCAGATGTTTTTGCAAACCAGGACATAGTGATCACACCGTCCGGCACAGGATCAATGAAAGTGGACACATCTACATCTTTGATTATCCCTAAAGGATCTACAGGAGCTAGACCTGGCACACCAGAAAGTGGGATGATCAGATGGAATACAACCACAGGATCGCTCGAAGCTCATAACGGTTCAACATGGGCAGCGGTTGGGGGCGGTGATAACCTAACTCACTTAGAGGTTACAGTTACAACCAATCAGGTAGTTCCAGCTTTTACAGCAGCGACAGTTAACTTTCAGGTTGTCAATGATAGTTCTGATCCCAATGGAGACTTTGACCTTGGCACAGACACTTTTACTGCACCGAGAGATGCATTTTATAGAGTATGTATGGCAGTTACTTGGGCTACAGCTACATTCACTGCACCTCTGATTGTCTCGAATAGGTTTACAGTGGCCGGGACTTCTTACACATTAGGTGGTTCTATTTATATTTGGCAAACAGGAAGCAGACCTGTTTATATTTATGGATGTACACAAGTCTATATGACCTCTGGGCAGGCTGGTATATTCAAAGCAAGTAGTGGTAGGGGTTTTAACACTACGATTACGGCCAATGATTCCTGGGGAACAATAACGGAAGTACCAACATCTAACTAAGGAATAATAGTGGCATTAGAAATAATAGTATCAATAGGTGGAGCAATAATGTCAGGGCTATTGGTTATCAACTCGTTCTTTGCCAGAAAGACCTTGGAGAAAATATCAGATGTTGAATTGAAGTTGGCCGTATTAATAGCTAACCATGATGCGACAGAAGAGAGAAGTAGACTTAACTCAGACCGACACCACAAGAACGAGACAGAACTAATCAAGGTAAGAGAGAGATTACATGCATTAGAAGGTGGACAGATGCAGATGTTAAGCCTGGTTGAAGATTTTCAAAGCAAGCACGAGGGAAGATAGTGACCACAACACTCCTAACACTAATGGCCATGCAATATCTAAATGTGCCCTATAAGTGGGGTGGAAATAACTATGATGGACTTGATTGTTCTGGATTTGTTTTAAAAAGTCTACATGATGTAGGATTAACTTTACCAGATATGACAGCTAACTCACTTATGGAGTATTGCGAAAAGAATGGTGACGCATCCAGTGACGTTATGTGCGATTCAATATTGTTCTTTGGTAAGAATGGAAAGGCGACACACACCGCAATATCACTTGGCTTATTAGAAGGTAAGCATTATATGATAGAAGCTGGTGGAGCTGGAAGTAATTCTTTAAAAATGAGCAAGGAAGAACTTGCAAAAATAGATGCAAGAGTTAGAATAAAGCCAGTAAGTAGTAGACGAGACTTGATAGCCTCAATACAAATACCTTACAGGACAATATAAACCTATGGAGGGTAATATGGATATTGATAAAATCATCCTAATCTTAGAAAAAATTGAAGTGATCGGTGTATCAGCAAAAAAAGTTATGGCCGATAACAAAGTAGATCTTCTGGATTTGCCAGTTGCTATTAGCTTACTAAGCGAAATCAACGGTATGATTGAAGCATTCAAAGGTGCTAGTGAAGCACTTGATGAAGTTAAAGATCTAGATGGTGCTGAAGCACTTGAGATCGTTAAAAAGCTTTATGAAGTTGGTAAAGAAATCGAGCAAGCATAATGGGAATAACGGCCATTGCATCAGGAATATTTTCAATTGCAAAGGCCGTTCCTTATGTCTTTGATCTTATCAATTTATTAAGTGAAAAATTATTGGACCACAAGATAAAGAAAATAGATAGACATCGAGTGACAACACAAAACCAAAGAGATGCTTTAATTTTAGCAATATCAAAGGCCGAAACAAATGAAGAACTTATTGCCCATAGTGTTACTTTACAGCAGCTTAATAACCCTGGCATCTTGCGAGAATAGAACACCAGAACTTTACTTCAATAGACCTGTTATAAACGAGTGTATTACACTTATCCAGGACGGTGCGACACTTGGCATGATGGCATGTGATGGTAAAATAGTAGCTATACCTAGCAAATTGACAATTATAAAAGACCAGGAAAATGTTGAAAAGCTAAAGTTATATTATGAAGCCAGGGAATACGGCCATTATCTTTGTTTGTTATCTAAAAGAAAGTGTAAAAAATAATTAAAAAATACCATCAATAAGTTTCCAACTATTGCGAACTCTCTTATGTAGTGCTTGCGTCCTTACAACATAGTCATATTTATTCTTTGCTTCACTTCTAATGTTCTGGTGAGTGAGTGTTATCATGTCCTGGATATCCTGGAGTCTTTTTATTTCTTCCAGATCAGGGTTAAATTTTATAGGAAAGAATTTAACTTGGCACTTCATCGGTAAAGATCCTTTATAAAATAAGTAAACTCTTTTCCAACATACTCATAAGCTGGAGTATAGATATGATAATCAGATTTAATTAGGGAACTAATACTATTATAATTATTTTTCAATGTATAGGTTATGATTTTTTGATACCCGTTACGCATTGCAAACTTTTCTCGTACACGAATAAATCTTCTCTGAATATTTCTTCCACGATACTCTGGTAAGAGTCCAGCTCTAGATAGGAATAGTATCCCCTCCCCAAAATCGGAAACACTACAGAAACCGATTGGTTCGTTATTATGCTTGTTTCTTGCAAGCCAATGAAAAGTGTTATGTCCGACATCTAGTTCATCCTCTGGAAAAATTAGTTCGTTCAATAATATAATGGGATCAAGGTTTTTTACTTCTCTTATGGATATGTTATAGTTTACCATTCCATCTTCCATTCTTATCTAACATCATTCTTATTAGTGCTGGTTCACCTAACTCATTTATCCAACCGACACCTAGTATTGGATTTTTTGGGAAGTTCTTCCCATATGCGAATGCCATTGATACAGGATCAACAAGACAACCAACTATCATATTGAACCTAGTTGAGTGGGCCGATTGATGCCAGGTAATTTCAAACTTAGCATGGAAGTGACCTTGTACAGCACTACAACCAAACTCTGAAGCGAGTTTGTTATATGCTCCAGACTTTCCATGAACAATTATAACTTTACCCTGGTGAGTCTCAAGCATTATCTCATGATGCCATTGCCATAGTGGAGTCTCATATAATTCATGTAGTGGTTTTAAATTTCTTATCGAAATACCCTCTGACTTCAGCTTACGGTATGTCATCGATCCGTGGTTACTCTCGGCCAGATACATCTTAGGGAATAAGCTATGTAGTCTTTGCATTTCTAAAATTGCATCGTCTAATTCTTGATCCGAGTTTGGTAGGCACGACTCACTGTTATGGAAACTTTCAGCATGTTTGTCACACTCATCACCTACGTTGATAATGATCTCTGGTTTATAGTTATCTTTGATGGCTTTTAAAAATGGAAACCAATCGGGGTGAGAATACGGAGCATGCATGTCGCTAATAATCAAGACACTTTGATCTAGAGCAACAATGTGTTTTCTATAAGGAAGTTCTTTCATGTAAAAATTATAAGAGAATAATCTAAAACAAGAAAGTTATTTAAGACTGATCAAAAAGATCAAGCGATTAGAAATATATTAGTTCAGGTTTATTTGTCATGCTACTTGCCAAAAACTTCGGCATATAAGGAAGTTCCTTTTTTTTGATAATACACATATCGATGCATGTAGCTATTTCTTTCCTGTGATCTTGGAGTATTGCATCAACTATCCACTCAGTTTCTATATTGAGTACTTCACAGAGTATCAATATTTTTTCATGTGGTATGCTGGAAAGACCACGCTCAAGGTTAGATATAAATTGGCCGTTCTTATAACCAATGGCCTTCGCCAACCTAGCCTGAGATATATCATTATGTAGTCTCCAGGTCTTAACAGTCTTGCCAATGTTCTTAAATTTGCTACTCATATTATGTCCCTAAGCGTATAGTTTTATTTTATACTGTTATTCGTATTGTTCATTTAAAACCGAGTTATTTATTATTCTGTATAATTAAAGAGTTTTTCCATACATTATTCTGTAATTTTACACCAGTAATTATTAAAAAATCATCTCTTATCCTTTATCTCTAGTGTATTTAGCTTTATATTCTCTTAGTTTATCCTTATCGTAACTGTGCATTACGGTTTCGGTTAAGCAATAATCAATAACCTTTTCAGCTTCCTTTAGTTGGGTTTTTATTTTTTCTATATGTTTTTCAGATAACCTAATATTCTGCTCGTAGTTTTCTAATCTTCTTATATCTTCTTTAACCCAGACAATTGAAGCCTCTTTCAAATTATCAATATCTACAAAAGCATTGAAATATTCTTTGTAATTCATATCTATCCTTTATCTTTGTTGTATTTAGTTTTGTATTATTACTTATATGGTGTCCACCTAAAGCAATACCTACACTTACAAATTCTATTTCGATCAATAAAGGTTTTTATAAACCAAAATTTTAAATGCTTGATTTTATAAATCATTCATATCTATCCTTTATCTTTGTTGTATTTAGTTTTGTATTCTCTTGCTTTTTTGCCGCCCCTTCTAGTGAAATTCTCACTCTCTATTCTGTTTCTGTCAGAATTATCTATGGTAGTTCCATGCCAACTTTTTATATCAGCATAAAAATCAATAATCTTTTCAGCTTCTTTTAGTTGGGTTTCTAGTTTTTCGTACTTAGATAATAAAACAAACTCATTATCGTCATGATATAAATCAATAACCTTCTCACATCTAATTGCACCGTTATTTAATAATTGCACCGATCAATCTTCGCCATTAAAAGCAAACTTAGCATCGTCTAAGCATTTTTTACTACAGATGATATACTCTGAACCTACTTCCCTATGAAACTCACGATCACATTCAGCACACTCTACAGTTTCCATCTCAACCGTACATACATCTTCTCTGGATCTCTCAAAGGATAAAAAACTATTCATCTTTTTTCTCCATCTCTTCTAAAAACTTTATCATTTCCTTAACAGGATGAACCTGGCCATGATAACAAGCTCCAATATCATCCGACTTACTATATCCATCACACATCCTTGACTTGCGATCAACAACTTCCTCTAATACTTTAATTATTTTTTCAATCATCTGTTTGCTCCTTTGATAAAAGCTATTGCCAAAACATTGCTTGCCAATAGTGCTATTGATAAGATTATAATTTCAAACATTTTTACCCCTACAATTGCGACACTTATTATAATTTTTTGATCTAAATAGTAACTCACACTCTTCACACTCTCTTACATCTTCACCATTCTCAGCAGCTTTATTTAATTGGCTTTGCGATCCCTGGATACCTCTACACTTGCGACAATAACTATGCCTACCAGTTCGACATACTTTGTTTTTATGAAACTCTGAAAAGCTTTTCACTTCTTTGCAATTACTACATGGCTTCGATTGTCTTTCTATCCAGGTGCTAACTTCGTCTGTTTGATTCACAAAGCACCATCCATATAGTTTTTAATAAGCTCTATAGATTCATCCGAACCATAACATACCTGGGAATAAAAACCTTGATCCCTTGTAAATTTTATATAATCTTTTTGTTCAGTTGTTGGTTTATTGTATTCAATCTTAAGCTCAATCATAAGGCCGGAATACTTTCCAGACTTATAAGGGAATATAATATCCGGCACACCTTTTTTATTACCAGACAACTTGGCTTTTTTCGCAGATCCAATTGAAAGCTTGATACCATTTAAAGTTGAAAACATATATTTAAGTTGAGGATGTTTTATTTCCATAAGCTTTGCCCACTGGAATATTCTCACTTGTTCACCATGCTCACTTATTTTCTTTAGACTTCTCAAATTATCACTTCCTTTAAAATATATAGAATGGCCAGGCCACTAGTGGCATACCAAAAGAAACTTTCTTCACGCATATTTTTCATATATGTTTCCATCTTTCCTTTCTAATAATTTGGCCACAAGTTGATGGTTTCATATCAAACAGGTAAGCAACTTCCACCTTGCTTAGATTGTATTTTTCGTGGAATCTTCTTAACTCTAACACAATCTCGTTTGTGAGATTTGTGTTCTGATGTTTTTCACCAAGCAAACTTCTCATTAGATTATTTTTACGTGCATGAACAATGTTTTCTTTAGCGGTATTCCATTCTAAGTTTGAAGCGTTATTGTTGGTCTTGTTGCCGTCTATATGGTTGACTTGCGGCTTGTGTTTTGGGTTATCAATAAATGAAATTGCTACCAATCTATGAATATACATAAATTTTTTACCCCTATTATTTAAGCCTACTCTCATATAACCACAGCGTGATTTACTTTGCTTGAGTAATTGCCCTGTATGTTCTCTTTTCCCAATAATCCTATCTAACGACCTAACTCTACCTTGATCACTGACCTGATACAGTCCCTCATAACCAATAATATCTTTCCATATTTCTTTCAAACCTAACTCCTAATCAAAATATTTTATACAATGTTGTTTTGCTAGCTCTCCTATTCGATACGGAGCGGTCAGCTCTCTTCCTGGATGATCTTGATAAGCATGGCCGAAAGAAGCAGTTTTATAAAAGAAATCGGTTAAATGAACAAATTCATGACAAAGTGAACCACAAATACTATCAGCAGATCTTTTTAACTTCCATGCATTCAGTCTAATCTCATTAGGTCTTTTTGGATTAAAG